CATTTCTGCAGACCTGGACAATGTTGATACTCTCCGTCACCTTCCTGATTACCTTCACGATAATACTTACTTCCTATCTGTTCCCCCAGAAAGGTATGCTAACGCAATTGTCAATCTTAAAGAGGCGGGTAAACTCGATGACCCCGACCGCTCCCGCTTGGTTATTGAGAAACCCTTTGGGTACGATTATAAATCTGCTAATAATCTACAGTCTGTGGTGGAGCGATATTTACGGGAAAAACAAGTATATCGCATTGACCATTATCTTGGCAAAGATACTGTTAATAGTATACTTGCTACTCGGTTTAGTAATATTCTGCTGGAACCACTTTGGAACCGCAACTATGTAGAAGAGGTTCAGATTTTTGCAACTGAGACTATTGGTTGTGAAGGACGTGCTCAATATTATGAGACAGCAGGACAAGTGCGTGACATGCTACAAAATCACATCCTGCAAGTGCTTGCACTTATAGCTATGGAACCTCCTAGTAAGATGAATGCTAGGGAATTAAGACGTGAGAAGACAAAAGTTCTCGCTGCCACTAGACTCGGAACAAATCTTATCCTAGGACAATACGATGGCTACCGCAATGAAGAGGGCGTTGATCCTCGCAGTTCCACTCCTACCTATTTTGCTGGCTCTCTTTTCGTCGATAACTGGCGTTGGGAGGGAGTTCCTTTTAACGTCATGACTGGCAAGAAAATGCCATACGGGTGTGTAGAGGTTGTAGTCAAATTAAAAGCACCACCGCAGCGATTGTTCGATGGACATGAATTCAACGATAGAATTGTTATGCGCTTGCAACCTAGTCCTCATCTTGATATTCGTATTGATATCAAATCTCCTGGACTCAATGACGAAGTAGAAACAGCAACACTAACACATGCATACCCACAAGACAGAGCAATTGATGGATATGAGAAACTCCTTTATGATGTTATCAATAATGATCAATCGCACTTTGTACATGCAGACGAAGTAATGGAATCATGGAGGATCGTAGATGATCTTCTATGCACTGGTGAAAAATGCCCAGTCCGTACTGTCCCTTATATCTACAAAGGTGGGTGGGGACCACAATACAGAACAGAAAGAATAACCAATTGGGATTATCCAGCATGACACACGTTCAACTGTTTGTCCGATCAGTAATGCAAACCCCTTGGTGCCTTGGCGTCATGGGGTTTTTCCTTGTGTTCGTTCCTATCATTGGAATGCATCTTGTCCATAAATATGGATGGGAGCATTGGGAGCCTTTCGGGAAAAAACATGTATCGGGAGGAACACCTACAGAAGAAGAGTGACGAGTGTGCCAACCTTTGGAGGGAGTGGTTTCGCTTGTATGAAAAAAAGCATTAGGGGCACCAGATGCACGTCGTGCCTGGTGTAAGTGTTGTGATGAGTTCAGTATAATGTGTCATCACGAAGCTACGACTAACCCTAGATATAAAAATATGAAAGGATATTGGAATGAACCTCCTCCTCCGCCCCCTAAATGATTACAATGATGTGACATGGAGTATTGTCATCAGTTTAATCATTCTCCTGATAGGAGTTGGATGGGTAATTAAATATATACTAGGTATTGATGCCATGGAGGCAGAACAGCATGGGAGCGATGACACCCCCGAGTCGTAAGTCTTGTTACAACTTTAGAGTGATTTCGATAGATAAAGTGTTGGACGGAGATACTATCGATGTCACAATTGATCTCGGTTTTGACCTTTATAAAAAAGAGAGAGTTAGAGTTGCTGGTGTGGACACGCCAGAGAAGAGAACTAGAAACCTTGAGGAAAAGGAGCTAGGTATTCATGCGACGAATTGGCTCAAAGAGAAGTTGGATGGTGCCATTAGTGGGGATGACGATCTTGTTATTCGCACTGAGTTGGTTGGTGGTGTCGGCAAGTATGGTCGCTTACTCGGTTGGTTGTACATAGGAGATTCTGCATTATCTCTTAATGAACAAATGATTGAAGAAGGATATGCATGGGCATATGATGGTGGAACTAAGAAGAAAGATTTTGAAGAACTTAGGGAGATCCGTCGTGCTCATGGCACGTTAACCGAATGAGTAGGGGTAGCGAATTAAATCCAGACCACGAGTATGATGAGGAATGGTGTTGCCAGGTAGAGTTGGGAATATATGATGTAAAGTCTCTGTACGCAGTCATATGTTACGCTTTGGAAACCTGGCCAGGTTCTCCTGCACGTCCTGCTGAAGAGCAAGAATACCTGAGACACATGAAGCAGCAACTGTTTTCGATGCTTGCTGACTACACCTTTACACATATCGAATAAATCTTAATTATTCGTTACACTATTTTTTCCTACATAGCGGTATAATTGTATTGTAGCTGAGTGTAACATATATGCTAGGTCTCTACGTTGTAATCGCAATCGTTATTCTGTGTATAGCATACGCTGGTGTAGAAGAAACGATTCGATTATTTGCATACCTAGATCTTCAGTTGCGTTATGCGTGGGTCCGTTTTAGGATGTACCTTATGCGTCGTAAGTTGGAACAACAACTTATTAAAGACCTACCCGAGTACAACAAAGTAATTAAGGAGTTAAAGAAGAATGACCGATCCTGATCAATCTTTTTCAGATTTTAAGTTAGAAAGGAAAGAGTGTGAGAAGTGCGGGGCGACTTGGATTAACGGACAACATGTTTGGAGGGGCACAGGTGCTCAGACAAAGGATAGTGAATTAGATCTTGCTGGTTTAGTTTGTAATAAACTTGGCAATCATCAATGTATCAATCCTAAGAAAGGTGATACTGGTGGACAAACATGGGAGTATCGTGCTGGATATATTGATGGCATGATCAAAGGCAAGAGAGATGCTATGGCAGATACAAATAAAAGACTAGGAGATCTCGATCTCTAAATACTAGTGGTGAACTAGAATTTTGTTGTGTCTACTAACGATGTATATTTGGGGAACCCGAATCTAAAGAAAGCGGGAACCCCAATACAATTTACGCAAGAGCAGATTAACGAGTGGATCAAGTGTAAGAATGATCCAATCTACTTTGCGATGAACTATATCAAAATCATCTCGCTGGATGAGGGTTTGGTTCCCTTCAGCATGTATGATTTTCAAAAAGAAATTCTGCGTGATTTCCATGAAAACAGGTTCAACATTGCAAAACTTCCTAGACAAACTGGTAAATCTACTACAGTCGTCGCTTATCTATTATACTATGCTATCTTTTACGATAGTGTTAATATTGGTATCCTTGCAAACAAAGCTTCCACCGCTAGGGAGCTACTAGGTAGGTTACAACTTGCTTACGAAAATTTGCCAAAGTGGATGCAACATGGTATCTTAGTATGGAACAAAGGTAATGTTGAACTTGAAAACGGATCAAAGATTCTGGCTGCTTCTACATCTGCAAGTGCTGTCCGAGGCATGTCGTTCAATATCCTCTTCCTCGATGAATTTGCGTTCGTTCCAAACCATGTTGCAGAGCAATTCTTTGCCTCTGTTTATCCTACTATTACGTCTGGTAAATCAACGAAAGTAATTATCATCTCTACGCCTAACGGCATGAATCACTTCTACAAGATGTGGGAGGATGCTAGGAGAGGTAAGAATGATTATGTAACTAACGAAGTCCACTGGTCGCAAGTCCCAGGAAGGGATGCCAAGTGGAAAGAAGAAACAATTAAGAACACGTCACCACGACAGTTCGCACAGGAATTTGAGTGTGACTTCCTCGGTTCTGCTGACACATTGATTAGTCCAGCAAAACTTCAAACAATTCCATTCCATGACCCCATAGCTAGTAATGCAGGACTTGACGTATATAAGAGAGCAGAAAAAGATCACGAATATATTATTACTGTTGATGTTGCCCGAGGAATTGGCGGCGACTATAGTGCTTTCCTCGTGTTTGATATCACCAGTATGCCGTATCAGATCGTTGCGAAGTACAGAAATAATGAGATTAAGCCTGTATTGTTTCCCTCCGTCATCTTCCAAGTAGCGAAGGAATATAATAACCCATACATTCTAGTAGAAGTCAATGATATCGGTGATAGTATCGCTGCTACTCTTAACTACGATTTGGAATATCCTAATGTCCTTATGTGCGCTATGCGTGGTAGAGCGGGACAAGTCGTTGGACAAGGATTCTCAGGATCAAAAACCCAACTAGGTGTTAAGATGAGTGTGACCGTTAAGAAGATCGGTTGTGCTAATCTCAAAGCAATTATTGAGGAAGACAAGTTATTGTTTAATGACTTCCAGATCTTCCAAGAGCTAACTACATTTGTACAAAAGAAACAAGCGTGGGAAGCAGACGAGGGATACCATGATGACTTAGTAATGTGCATGGTTCTCTTTGCATGGTTGGTCATGCAGGAATACTTTAAAGAGATGACTGATCAGGACATCCGTAGGAGAATTTATGAAGAACAACGAAACCAAATCGAACAGGACATGGCTCCTTTTGGGTTTATTGATGATGGCATGGGCGACGATACCTTCATGGACGCTGACGGCGATCTGTGGGCATATGGAGACAAGCAAGAAGAAGTCGGTTATATGTGGAACTACTGATGGATATTGGGGATCAGTTCAGTCTGGAACACCTTCTTTTCAAAGAAAGAAAATGTAGGTCCTGTGGCAAAACTAAGAATTTGATTGAAGATTTCTACATGACTAGGAAATCCAAGAGAGGATTACCGTCAGCATATTCATACGAATGCAAGGATTGTACGGTTACCAGAATTCTAAATAATAGGAGAGGAAAACAACCACTGTCTGATTGGCAGTATCCAGACTGGTAGGTTGTTCATGCATTGTTTCCCCTCTTGAGAGATAGGAATTTCTAAATACTTTTAGATAAATTTGATATCTAAGAGGTAAAAAAACATGGCAAGTCAAGTCTCGCCTGGTGTTGTTATTAGGGAACGTGATTTATCCACTGGTGTTATTACTGGAGTATCTGCACTTCGTGCTGCAATTGCTTCTACCTTCACCAAGGGACCCGTAGGCAAAATTGTAAACATCGGTTCTGAAAGAGAACTTCTAGACACTTTCGGCGCACCAGCTGAGGCAAACGCTGCAGACTGGTTGGTAGCATCTGAGTTCCTCCGTTACGGTGGTCAACTCGCAGTTGTTCGTGCTACAACTGGTGTATTAAACGCAACTCTCGATGGTTCTGCTGTTCTAATCGGAACAAAAGAAGCATACGAAGCAGGTGCAGGTTCATCCGAAAAATTCGCTGCAAGAGATGCAGGTGCTGCAGGTAACAACCTTCGTGTTGTAATCGTTGACCGTGGTGCTGATTTCACTATCGCTAAGTCTGGTCACGGTCTTGCTGTTGGTGGAACATACACTGACGACAATAGTGTTGGACACGAAGTTGTAGAAGTTATCAACGCAAACTCTTTTAGAGTTGTTCAAGGAACTGCTGCTCCAACTCCAGCATCTGGCGATACATCTACTGCATTCTCCAATTCTGATTGGAACGCAACAGCAATCGCATCCACTGGACTAACATACAAAAACATTGGTCCTCGTCCTGGAACATCTGCATATGCTTCTGAGCGTCATCTATCGCACGATGAAGTACACGTTGCAGTTATCGACGAGAGCACAAATACAGTTGTTGAGAGACTACTTTATCTCTCTAAACTTTCCGATGGTAAGTCACCTGAAGGTGCTTCGACATACTGGAAGGACTATGTAAATGAGTTCTCTGGTTACGTTTATGCTTCTGCTCTAACTTCTGCAGAGTTCACAACTCTTGGTGAAGATCCTGGTGCTACTGCAGCATCTTATGGTGCTACTGCTGCATCTCCTCTAAACCTAGCTAGAATTCTACCTACTGCAGGTGGTGCTCTATCTGGTGGTACTGACGACTATGCATATACTGCTGGTGAAATCCAAGCAGCATATACACTTTTCCAAGACACCGAACAAACAACTGTTGATTTTGTTCTCATGGGTGGTTCTATGGCAACTGAATCTGATTCACTTTCCAAAGCAGGAGCTGTTGCTGCTGTTGCTAACGCAAGAAAGGATTGCATCGCATTCGTTTCTCCATGGAATGGAAACCAAGTTGCAACATCTGGTGGCGCTGCTCTAACTGAAACACAGCAACTAGAAAACACCATTGACTTCTTCTCTGGTATTGGTTCCAGTTCTTATGTTGTTAAGGACAGCGGAATCAAATATGTCTATGATCGTTTTAACGACAAGTACCGTTACATTGGTTGCAATGGTGACATTGCTGGTCTTTGTGTTTCCACTTCTTCTATTAGTGATGACTGGATTTCTCCAGCAGGAACTAATCGTGGTGGACTCCAGAACGTTGTTAAGTTAGCGTTCAATCCAAACAAAGCAGCTAGAGATGATCTCTACACTGCTGCAATTAACCCTGTTGTTGCATTCCCAGGTTCTGGTCCAGTTCTATTTGGTGACAAGACTGCACTTGCTTCTCCATCTGCATTTGACAGAATCAATGTTCGTCGTCTCTTCCTCAATATTGAGAAGAGAGCAAGAGGTCTTGCAGAAGGCGTACTCTTCGAGCAAAACGATTCGGTTACTCGCTCTGGATTTAATGCTGCACTTTCTGGTTATATGGCAGAAGTTCAGGCACGCAGAGGTGTTACAGACTTCTTGGTTGTTTGTGATGACACAAACAATACCGCTGAAGTTATTGATAGAAATGAGTTTGTTGCCGAAATCTTCGTTAAACCAACTCGCTCTATCAACTATGTAACAGTCACCGTTACAGCAACTAAAACTGGAGTTTCCTTCAGTGAAGTTGTAGGTCGCTGATAATTAAGTATAGAGAAAAAACACGAGGTAAAAAACAATGGCAACCAATAACGTTTCAACGTTTCTCCAAACTATCAACCAGGGCATTAAGCCTAATATGTTCTCGGTTGATATCAGCTTCCCTGGTGATGGTACTGGCGAAGCTGCTAACTTCTCCAACAGAGACAAAGATCTTACAAACATTCTTTGTAAGTCTGCTGCTCTCCCAGGTTCTAACTTGGGTGTGATTGAAGTTCCTTTCCGTGGAAGAACAGTCAAGATCGCTGGTGATCGTACCTTTGATACTTGGACTGCAACATTCTTCGCAGACAGAAACATGGAAATCCGTGCTCTGTTTGAGGACTGGGCAAACAGCATCAACTCTCACGAAGGTAACACTGCACCTAGGTTCCTACCTAATGGTGGTGCTACTGGTTACATGGCAGATCTCTTTGTTTCTCAACTAGAGAAAGATGCTGAAGAGGGTGGTTCTGTAATCAGAACTTATCATCTACATCACTGCTTCCCAACTAATGTTTCCGCAATTGATCTTGCTTATGATAGCAATGATCAGATTGCAGAGTTTACAGTTGAATGGCAATATTCGTTCTTCACTGCTGGTGTTGGCGATGTGTCTAGAGCAACTGGAACTAAACTAAGTGATGGCGCAAGCACCCGTGACATTAGTTGATAAATAGTAGGAAGCACACATTGATTAAGTAATCATGAGTCAGTTATTTGGCTTCCAAATTAATCGCAAGGAGGGTCAGAAGGGTCAGTCCCCTGTCCCTCCTAATGCTGATGAGGCAATTGCCGTAGCAGCAGGTGGTTACTATGGAACATATGTAGATACGGATAATCAAGCTCGTAATG